AAATTCTTTCGCCAAATTATAGTTTGGAATAACTACCGAATCAAAAAACACGTTAGTTTGTTGAGCGTTTGGTCTAGTATTGTAATATTGCCTATTAGTAGCACTAGTATATCTTGTAAACTCTGTAGTATAATTTGGTATCGCCTCATTTTTTTTAGGGAAATCATTTCCAAAATAAAACCCTAATTGTTCGTATTTTTTAAAATCAACGTTAGTGTTTCCACCACCACCTTCTTGGGATACGTTAACATCCGCACCTGTTGGTGAATTAACACCGGTCTGAACTGTTTTTTTAATATATTCAGTCTGTTCTTTAGTTGTTTCTTTTGACGAAATCGCTTCTTGTAATAGATACAAATCATTTGGATTAACCGTGTAGTATTTTTTTGCTAATTCATATAAATCATATTTTCTACAACCGGCAAAGAATGATTCTAAAATACTATCAACTCTAACTTTATTAGTTTCATTACTTAATATTTTATTAACAACAACATTTAACGCAGATGGATGGTCAACAACTATCTTCCACGTTAAACTACCTGAACGAGATGTACTTTTATATGTGTAAATAGGTTCCGGTCTACCAAGAAATTCACTTGGTTGCCAATTCGCTTGAGTTTGTTCAGTAAAAGTTAATCCATAAGGTGCAAACCACATAACTCTACCTCCATTAGGACCTCTTTCACATATTGCTAAATCCGCAACTGAAAATCCCGGGGTACTTGAAGTTCTCCAAGCCAAGTTTTCCAATGAAAACATATATTTTTTGGCATACCCATTATTCATACCACCAATAAGGTTGGTCGAATCTTGTCCTCCTTCTTGTTTGTTTGGTGCGATGTTTAAGTTATAGGTATTATCAAATACCGAATCAGAAAATCTTCTACCAGATGTTGTAATACCATCTACTTTTTGTAAATCATTATATTGTAGGTATGGTACATCTTTTGCAAAAATACGACAATACTCTGTTCCAACTTCTTGCCCCACAGCACCAACATATCGGTAAACCTGAGAACCTTTAGTTATTTCTTTATATCCATCGTGGAAAACTTTACTAACTTGGTCTATTGCATTACCTACGTGTTGTAATCTTCGACCTCCTTGAGGTTGACTATTAATCAATCTCTGAGTGTCATCTAAAATAGAACCTCCCTTAAAAGTCCTGTTTGTTGATTCAGTTGTGTTATATGATGAAGGTTTAAAGTCTTCATCCTCATCTGTAACAACACCACCTAAACCAACTTTTTTTCCGGCATTATCTTTATACTTTGGAGAAACCCAAGTAAAACCACCTTCAATACCACCACCATTAGAATATGTAGGACCATTAGCTCCTAATCTAACATCTTGACTTGGTCCCTCATATAATTGAGCTAACTCTTGTGGTCCATATACCGGTGATTGTTGTTCTTTACCAAATTGGTCAACAGGTAAATCACCTCCCGGAGAAAATATTCTTGACGGGTCAGAATTTCTTGAACCAACATAAAAATTACTGTTATCCGATAATGTCCCGGTTAACGCACCAGCAAGTCTATCAAATATACCTCTTTCAAAATTTGGTTTGTATCTGTTATAATCAATGTTTTTAAACAAACGTGATTTTTGACCCGCACCTGTATTGTTATAAAAAATTTGTGACCCAGTTTGACCCGCACCTAATAATTGATTAAAAAAGTTTCCAACAGTTGTTCCGGCAATTGCGTTTGTAACTTGTTGAATCGTTGTAGGTTGACCCGGATTAATCATTGGGTCAAAATAAGACCCCGGAATTAAACTTATAGGTAAAATACTACCACCTAATCTAAGTGCAAAATCCGCAGCTGCGGTTATTGGATTTGCGGGTACCGTTATTTGCCAGTTCGGTTCTAATATTGGAACTTGTCCTGATATTATATTAATTAAATCAGTACCACTTGTTACATTTAAAATGTTGGCTTGTCCTATCGTCTCTAATCTTATTCGAGCCGCAATTCTTTCTTGGAATTCATTTCTAAGTGTTTGTGCACCTAAACGAGCAATATATGAATCCTGACTTAGATTACCATTACTACCGGTTGGGTTAGTTGATAATAAGATTGATAATGGAGAATACGATGATGCAACGATTGGCCCTGGATATGGTTGTCCATTACCTTGTCTATCTTGGTCAGGCCTAACTGTTTCTAAACTTGAAAATGATTCTGCAGAGTCAAACACATTTAAACCATCAGCATACGCATTTAATGGTCTCCATAATCTTACCGCGTCATAACCCTCATCAACAATATGAGCATCTTGTTGACCTGGTCCATATTCACCTTGATTAGAAATACTATTAGTTAATCCATTTGGGTCAGGAACTTGTTGATACCCACCCTCATTACCGTACCTATTTAAAGGATATAGTTGATTTGCTAATGATGGAACATCAATAAGTTGGTCAGGACTATCAATAACCGATAAATCTGACTGAATATGTTCATACGGAACTTGTACAGAAGGTCTACTTGGAGATTTAGCATAAGGTACTAAATTCCTTGTTATTAATTTTTTTCTGAAACCATCCGAATTTACGTAATCTAATGGACTATTTGACATTTACGATTTTTTATTATAAATAGATTATTAATAAGTTTTTGATTGAGGTTCTTTTAAGTTATCCGGAGTTGTTAATCTAATAATGTAGTCTTTAAATCTAGAGTCGTTAAATACAGAATCAATAAATTGTTTTCCTTGTTCCGTACTCATACCGGTAGGTGTTTGAATATCAACTGTTATTTTACCACCAACATCAACAGTTCCTTTAGTTGTTTGAGTTGTTACATTATTTTGAGTGTTTTGTAATGTTTCCATTTTATTTCCAACAGACGAACTTAATGGTGCAGATGAAGTAGATGTTTTACCTCCGTAAGATTCAACCACTTTGTTAACACCACTTTTAAATGCAATCTCCCCACTTGTTTGATTTGTTAGTTTTGCTGCAATATTTTCACCAACCTCTTTTAATACCTCAGTAAATCTTTTTTGAGATGCGTCTAAAGTAGTTCCAAGACCATTTAACCCAGTTGATAATACATCAGTGAGAGGTTTGTTACCCTCTTTTAAATCTTTAGCAACATTACCTAAAGTTGTTAATACTCCTTCACTTAAATCTCTAAAATCTTTCGCTTTAAATGCATCTGAAGTTTCACCAAGAACTGTCTTAGCGGCTCTTTGAGCACCCGCAATCCCTTTTGTTACTTGTTTTGGACTTGTTATTCCTTGAACAAATGCCTCTCTTAAACCTCCAACGGCCGCTAAAGTGGCTTTATCAATATCTAATTGTGCAAATGCAATCTCCTCAAGAGTTTTAGGTCCGGTTTTTTGTTGTTCTATTAATTTATCAAATTCAGGTTGTGTTAATTCCGCTAATTCTTTTTTGGTACCATCCTCTAATTTTACCATGTACTTACCATCTTGCATTGTCGCAATATTTGCCAAATATTGTTTGTCCTCTTCACTTCCAATTGTAAGACCTGCCTGATTAATTGCTGATAGTCTTTCATCTAACTCAGCGGCAGCAAGACCCATTTTACTTAAAGTCCCTCTCGCAATTCCCGCTTGGTCTTCCATCTCTCTCAAGGTTAAAACACCTTGAGGATTAATTTTAAACGTTTTTGTCTCTTCGTCAAAGTAGGTAAATTGTTTTGCAACCTTAGCTAAACTATCTTGTAACCCTGAAGGGTCATTAATTGATTGATTCATTAATTGGAATGGGTCCACTAAATCCCCTGAAGCAACACCTAATCTTTGAAATGCAGATGCAACTTCAATTGCCTTATCAGGACTAAATAACGAATCCGCAAAATTTAAGGTTGCACTCATATCCACTCTTAACATTGAGGCTTTTGCCGCCATTTTTGCCATACCTTCAACTCCACCTTGAAATTGGTATCGATTCATTTGGTCCATATTTTTGGCAACATCACTCATAATTGCTTTGGTATTACCACCAATACTTCGAATATAGTTAACCGAACCTTCCAATTGTTCACCCATTTGTTCAAGACCAACACCAACATCTAAAAATGAATTAGTTAAACTTTCTGCCGAACCACCTACAACTTCAGTTGCTGCGTAAAGTTTTTCAACATCTTCAGTGTTAGCAATAATATTACGTCTTGACGCTTCAGCAATACCTTTCATGGTTGTTTGGACATCCGTAATAGACCCACCTAAACGAGTAATTCTTGGCACCGCATCAGATACCGCACCCATCAATTCGGATAATCGTTCTTGTCCTTGACCAAAAGTTTTATTAATCTCTACAGAAGTTCTGTAACTATTCTCAATTGCCTTGGCTAAAACATTCCAATCTACGGTCGCCTCTTTTGCTAATTTCTGAGCAAAACTTAATTTTTCAACACTTTCTTCTTTTGATTTGTCTTTTTCGTCTGCCATAATTTGAATAGTATTTTAATATAAATACAAAAGGACTGAGTTTTCAGTCCTTTGAGTTATCTTCAATCCACTTATCTAATAAATATTTTCTAACAAATAGTGGCATTGCTTGAAAATCTTGATAAGTTATGTTCATTAGTTTGTTCAAATAGTAGAATTCATCTATCTGTCCTTTTCTATAATCAGAAGAAAGGACGAAAAAAGTCAACCCCAAATCCGACATTAACTGTCATCTTTTCTCCTGATGGGGTAATTACAACTCTACTTAAATTTAATCTTGGTTCATTATCATTCATAAATTTTCTTATGAATTTTGAATCCAAAATTGGCATTTGTTCGACAAATTTGGCTATTTCTGCTTTATCAGTAGTTCCATTTACTTCTATAATCTCTTTTTGTAATCTCCAAGTAACTTTTGGAACTACTCTCCCTTTGGGATATGATTCTTCCAACTTACTTATTTCTAAAACTTCTCCATAAGTTAATGGTCTTAATTTAACTGTTACCTGTGATTTAGGTAGTTGTATAATAAAACTACCATCTTCATTAGGTATTTGTCCATTAATAACATTTAATTCATCTAAAGGAACTGTTGCCTGAAATGATTTTCTTGTTGAAGGGTCGATTAAATTCAAATTAATCTCCGGTCCAAAACCAGTATTTCTCAAAAAGATTAAAACCGCCTCCACATCACCTTCTAACATATCCTCAACTTTTAAGTCCGGTTCATATATTTTACTTCTTAATAGTGTTGTGGTCATATCATTTCCACCCCCCATTAAAATGTTTTCATCATTAGCCGTTAGATATCCTACCTTGATAGATTTCTTTTTGTTTTTATAAAATATTCCTCCCGATGGTAGTGGTACTACATCGTGTGGTAACGTAAAATTTTGTTGTCCGTATTCGATTGCTTGATTTTCCATATAAAAAAATAACCGTAAAGTTTATGTCTTTACGGTTAAATATAATTAGTATTGATTTTTTATCAACACATATGTTTTTATTAGTATTAAAAAATTAATAAACTAACACACAACGGTCCATTCTTAATGATACACTAATGTCAGCAAGACCATCAGTACTGTACCCTAACGAACCAAAGTCAACACTAGTTAAGAATGTACCATACAGAATCCATTTTTCAACAACAACTCCTGTCGGGTCTAACATCTCAAGGTCAATATCTTTCTTATAACCCGCAGCATAACCCATACGACCTGTAACAGATTCAGCGTGTAAACGAACCCATTCCATAAGTGCTTGTGCCGCAGACGGTCCAATTGGGTCTCTAAATTTAACAGGTATTTCATCCCAGTTAAATCTTCCCGCAACATAAGTTGAGGTGTTTAAAAATTGTATTTCAGTTGGATTAATTTTAATTTTAGGTCTTGCAGTACTTTCCACAAACCATTCGTTAATCCCTAAGCTTGATGGAAACCTTAGTATGAATCGATTCTGTCTTTTCGGTTCGTAAGGAATCGGCATTTTCATCAATAAATCAGCCATATTATTTAAATTAGTTTTTCTTTGTTTATTATCATAAATATATCCAAAAGGAAAATATTTTTATTGACTTTCTGAATTTAATTTATTATCATTATAATCCAGTCTAGTTTATTTAATTCTAGTTATTTTAACTAGTTTTTTTTATTTAATTATTTAATACTAGTTCTTTATTACTAGTTAATATTCTTTTTTTATTCCTCCTGCTGTTGAATAAGTTTTTACAATATTGTCTTCTTTATCTTTAAAGTGTTTTTTCATAACCTCTACGTTTCGAACATCATCGTCTGAAAACCCAATTGTTGGTTTTGACGGAACAAAATTATTACTCACGTCTTTTTTAAGGAACGCCTTTTTATCTATTTTTGAAGAGATGTCTTTAATGTAGTCCACAAATTTATCCATCGCACGAACTTTCGCTTCTTCAGGATTTGCAGCGCCTTCAGGGTCATTATAAGAAACAGGATGAAATCTACACATATCTAAATATGTTTTAATTAACTCATCATCACTCATTTCATCATCACCTGAAATACTTCTATATTTTTTTAAGTTTTTAATTAACTCATCTTTATCAATACCATTAAATCCTTCAATTATGTAATTGTAAACGGCTTGTTTTAAGGTATTAGGATTATGTCCTCGAGCGGTTATTATAGAAAAGATAGAACCTCCGTTAATAGCCTCTCTAAAGTCGTCAAACGCTGGTCCAAGTTTAGCCCTCATTGAGTCAATCAAAAAGTTTTTATCTCCCGGTGTTTGGAAATTTTTAAACGGTTCTTCACCATATCCAACAACAGTCTTACCATTATAGTCAAAAGGTTCTTTTCCTAATTGATGTCTGTATTCGGCAAAATCATCAGTACTCATACCAATTTCACTACCGGATTCAGTTTTAACCATAATTTTGGTTGGCATATGAACTATGTTATCATCCCAATCGAATGCATAATATTTCATATCAGGTGTACCCTTTTCGTTAATCCCTTCTTTTAATGTATTTTTTTTCATAATTGGCTAAAAAGTGGGGACGTATCCCCACTTATGGTTTTTATTAAATATTCTCGAACGATGCTCCTGTTGGAGTAATGAAGAATTCAATATCGATAAACTCTAAAGCTTTCGTTGGTTTCAAGTAAATTTTACCTGTTAAAGTATTTCTATCTAAATCCTCAGGTGAAGATGAAACTGTTACACGGAAATCGTATAAACCTCGGTCTCTTCTGATTGAGTCTAAGATTGGGTTAACACTATCTAAGAATTGTTGTCTAACGATTTGGTCGTTTTGTTCGAACAATAATCTTACCGCCACCGCTGAAATTAACTTACGAGCTTGAAGTAATAATCTTCTTACATTCAATCTATTAAGTGCTGTATCTGCAACTTGTAATGTTTTATTACCCCAAATAACTGTACCTACATCAGAGAAAGTTGCAATAGGGTTAATTCTACCTTGGTAAAGTGTATCCCTATCTTCTTGAGTTAATTTAACTCTCGCTTTAACTGAGTTTACAAGACCTCTCGTATAACCCGCTGATGCGAACCATGGGAATGCAATGTTATCTGTTAACGCTAAGTTTCTACAAACTTCACCTGTTGCAGGTAAATAAATTTGTGTATTATTAACAGTATCTCTTGTTAAAATCCAAGGATAGTAAGTCGCAGTATAGTTAGAGTCAATTCCTGTATTATCTAAGTTATCAACAGCTCTTTGAGAATAAATAATGTCTTGAGGATTTGTTGAATCCGGAGTGTACATATTATAATCCGGAGTTGTTGTAATATAAACAGAATCCGCTCTTTGGAATTGAACCATATCAATTGTTTCCTCAACTAAGTTTGAGTTATTAACATAATCAATACTTGCTGTTGCTAATACATTAATATTAGTAGCCTCAGGATTTGCAAATGTTAATATACCAAGTAAGTAAGCGTAATAGTCAGTGTTCGCAAAATCTTGAGTATTATTTTCAACTACAATACGTTTGAATAAACCTTCACCCGTCGCATTTGGATATCTTGTTGATACTGATGCTCCTGCTAAAAATCCTGATTGACCTAATTGGAATCTATCTTCATTTGTACGATACTCTCTATAAATGTCCCATCCATCAAATCCACCAGCAAAACATAAAGTATATTTTCTTGAGTAAATGAAATAATATGGATTTTCCTGAGTCTCAGGGTCTGTTCTAAAGTCAGCAACACCACATTCAAAAGCAGTTTGACCACTCGTGTCATAACTATTTGAAATTGTCACAACTGTTGCTCCGGAGTCCATATGGAAACCTTTACTTACATAGTTCCAAGCAGCACCTTCAACAGGTGTTAC